GGTAACTGGTGGAGCTTTAACTATTACTCAATCTGGCTCTGCTGCTGGTGATGTTGATAGTGCAACTCCAACTGCTGCTAATACTTTAACTGCTGGTCAAGCATTAGAGATTATTACAGATGGTGCATCAACTAATACGATTATTGCTACATACACTGTAGAATTAACTCCTATTAATGACGTTGATTAATACTACTAAAGGAAATGGGGTCGCAATAATATGCGGCTCTGCTCCTTGTTTACAAGAAGAGTTTGAAGAGGTCAGAAGCAAAAGGCCAGATGCAATAGTGATAGGAATTAATGAAGCTATTTGGAAAATTTATTGTGATATATTAATGACTTACCATATAGAGTTAATTAGCAAGTTTATAGAGAAATCAGTTAATAAGAATATAGAAGTTCATACTTCAAAATCTTATCCTGATCATGTTTTAAAATATAAAGATGTAGTTGATTGTGTATGGGAAGGGATAAAAGGAGGAGCAAGCAGTGCTATAGATGCAGTGCAAATCTGTTTAAAAATGAAATTCCAAGAAATTATATTAGTTGGTTGTCCTATGAATGGAGGTGATGGATATTTTCATTCTGATAAAGCCCCTGAAAATGTAGAAGGTTGTCCAAGATTTGGGAATAAAGGTAATGAATTCTTGGTTAATAAACATCAAAGAAGATTAATAGAAATGGCTCAAGAAATAGATTTTAATAATGTATTTAGCATGAGTGGTTTTACTTCAAAAATATTAGGAATTCCGAGGTTATAATTATGGTAAGTAAATTTGATATATGTTCTAGATCGTTAGTAGAGTTAGGGGAAGATGTAATAAGTAGTTTTACTGCTAACACAGATCCTTCCAAGATATGTGGATTAATATATCCTGAATATATAAAGTACCTTTTATCAATCTACCCTTGGAAGTTTACTAGAAAGAAAATTCAATTGGCTAGATTAGTTACAGCTCCTGTTAATGAATATAAGTATGCATATCAATTACCTTCAGATTTGCTTATATTAAGAGCAGTATTTGATAGTTCAGATACAAGCATAGCTCCATTACAAAACTATGATAGTTTTCAAGATGAGATCTATACAGATGAAGAAACTGTTTATATAGATTATCAGTTTCAACCTGATGAAAGCGAATTTCCTTCATTCTTTATTGAGTTTGTTGTTAAGGCTTTATCTAATAAATTAGCCATGCCAATAACAGATGACCGTAATATTGCAGAATTAAAAAAGGTGGAGGCCTTTGGCTCTCCTTCTGATAACTTGAATGGTGGAGAATTTGGAGTTGCTAAGAGATTAGATTCATTACAGAATCCATCTCCTGCTATACAAGCGAATGATTTAATAGCTGCAAGGTTTAGTTAATGCCAGTAAAGTCAACACAGTTCAAATTTACAAGTGGTGAGTTAGATCCACTACTATTGGGAAGAACTGATATAGATAGATATTATGGTGCCGCAGCTACTATGACTAATGTAAATTTATTGGCTCAAGGTGGATTCAAAAGAGCTGATGGACTAGAATTTATACAAAGAACATTCAGACAAGCAACCAGGGAAGCAAGCCCTACAATAACTACTCCTAACGGTGGAACAGGAGTTAATGCAAATGATGATGATACATCTACTACATTAATTACTACTACTAATATTAGTACTGTTAATCCTTATGTAGTTGTGCATTATGATTTAGGAAGTTTAAAAGATATAGCTTTTGTAGATGTTGTTGGTTGTTCTTTAACATCGGCAACTAATACTACTGAGTTCTTCATACAGGCAAGTACAGATAATGCAGCATGGACTAGTCTTGGTGGGGCATTAGATTTATCTACTACAGCAGTTACAAGAAGAAGAGCTGCAAGAGCAAATTATCGTTATTTAAGGTTCGTAAGAATAGGAGCAACAGATTTAGGAACTGATAAGGTTACGTTACAAGAATTTAATGTATTCTCAGAAGAATCAACAGTATCAAATACGCAAATTATACCATTTGAATTTAGTGTTACTCAAAGTTACATACTTGTTATAAGTGATAAGAATATAGCAGTCTATAGGAATGGAACTTTTCAAGCAGATGTTAGAGCAAATAAATTAACGCATAGTATAATAGGGCAAATAGATTATACACAATCAGCAGATACGGCTATATTTGTTCAAGAAGATACAACACCACAGAAACTTATAAGACAGAGTGCAGATGATAAATGGTTAATTAGTGATGTTAGTTTTGATAAAATACCTAGATTCGATTTTGACCCTATTATTACTACGTCTCCTGGAAGTGGAACTTTGACCCCTTCTGCTACTGAGGGAGTTATTACATTAACAGCATCAGCAGGCACACCATTTAGTGCTGCTAGTGTAGGTCAATATCTTCAAAGTGCAACATCAGGGGGAAGGGCTAGGATATTAGAACAGCTCAGTACTACTCAAGTTAGGGCAGTTACAGAGATTCCTTTCTACTCTACCACAGCTATTGCAAATGGAGATTGGGATTATTTAACAGGATTTGAAGATGTTTGGAGTTCTACTAGGGGATATCCAAAGACTGTAACATTCCATAGAAGTAGATTATATTTTGGAGGAAGTAAACAAAGACCTCAAACTATATGGGGAAGTAAGATATCATTATTCTTTGATTTTGATTTAGGTTCTTTATTTGATGATGATGCAATTGATGCAACATTAGATACAGATCAAATTAATGAGATTGTGAATATTAAATCATCCAATGGTAATTTATTAGTTTTTACGACTGGTAATGAATTTGCTGTAGTCGCCCCAACTACTGGTGGTATTACTCCGCAGAATTTCTTTCCAGTTCCAGTTTCACAATATGGAAGTGAAAAAAATTTCAGAGTTGGAATTATTGATAATCAAAATATCTTTGTTCAAAGAGGAGGAAAATCTATTATAAGATATGCTTACGATACTCTTCAACAATTTTCAGATTCAGAGAATATATCGTTATTATCATCACATCTTATTGATAGTCCTGTAGATTTTGCAGTAAGGAAGAGCACTTCCACAGAAGAAAGTAATTTAGTTTTATTTATTGATGGCACTAATCGTTTAATCATAGGAACTATTTTGCTTTCTCAACAAGTAGTAGGATTTACTCAACGTAATACTACTAATTCAACAACAGGGAAATTTAAGAATGTGGCTGTAGATGTTTCAACTATCTATACAATAGTTGAGAGGACAGTTAATAGCGTTACAAATAAATATGTAGAAAGATTGAATGATACTGCATTACTTGATAGTTCGGTTATCTATACTACTGGATTACCCACAAGTTCTTTCTCTGGATTAGATCATTTAGAAGGAGAAACAGTAAAAGTTATTGCAGATGGTTCAGTATTAGGAGATGAGGTGGTAATAAGCGGAGCGGTAACTATAGATAGAGATGCAACCACAAGTTGTGAGATTGGACTTGATATGACACCTACAGTAGTAACATTACCTATTGAAGTTATAGGAATGGGGAGTAAAATAGGATTAAGGAAAAGAATATCAGAGGTTGTATTACGAGTGCAAGATACTGGAGACTTTACCATAAACTCCAAGAATGTGTCTTTTAGGACATTTGGGAAAGCAGGAGATGGAAGCCCTTTAGATGCTGCACCTCCTGTATTTACAGGAGATAAGAAGGTAAAAGGATTACTAGGTTGGGATGAAAGAAAACAAATAACAATTTCACAGGATGAACCAGCGGAATTGAAAGTTTTAAGTTTAACAATGAATATTAATTTATAATGGCCGCACAAACTACAGGACAGGCAGGTTTATTACAATTAGGATCAGGAATAACTAGCCTTATATCTAGTCTTGGTCAATTACAAGCTGCATCAATTCAAGCTAAACAATTTAAGATTCAAGGAACTATTGATAGGTTAGCTGCTTCACAAGAGAAATTAAGAGCTAGAGAACAAGCAGTATTCTTAAGAAAGAAGTTCTTACAAAATATAGGTAGTGCGAACGCTTCATTTGCAGCAAGAGGTATTTCTGCAGGAAGTGGAGTAGGTAGACAGCTTGCAATACAAGGGTTAAGGACATTAAGTGAAGATATACGAGCGGTAGAATTGGGTAGTGAAGCAGCTCAAATCACCCTACAATTAAGAGGAGTTCAGACCCAGTTTGCTGCTGAAACAGCAAAAAATATAGGATTATTAAGATTTGGAACTAAAGGACCCAAAGCCACTTCAAGTCTCTTAACAAGTTTTAGAGCTATTAGAGGTCCTGGTAAGAAAACAAAAGAAGAAAGTTAGTTATGGTTAGTTTATTAAATAGACAAGTAGCAACAACAGGAAAAGCAGTTCAATTTCAACCTTCACAGGCATCTACTGCCTTTGCGAATGAATTAAGTAGAAGTATGACTAATATCTCTAATGAGATGAAGTCTAAATCAGATACCCTCTATATTAATTCATTCTTAACGGATGCAAGAAAGTCAGCTAGAGAAATATATAATAAAAACTCTGATAGTCCAGAACAATTAGCAACTGAATTGCAGAAGCATAGAGAGGGCTTAATTGCCAATATGCCAGCGTCTTTAAGACCTAGATTAGATACAGAATATAATACCCTTACTGAGAAATATCTTGATAGGGCTACTACTACTAGAAATAAAATTCTTACTGTAGAACAAAGAAAGTCATTAGAAGATAATGAAAATCAAATTATTAATGATATGCAGTTTGCTGCTAAAGATTTATTTAATAATGAGGGCTTATCACCAGATGAAATTAATACAAAAAATATTACATCTATTACACAGATTGCATCCGACTTTGAAGCTTTAGAGAAAAATATAGCACAAATAGGAGCGGATGGCACGCCATTAAAAACCCCGGAACAGGCTATTAAATCTATAATAAAAGCTAAAGAGTTTGTATTTAGTGAGATGGCTAATTCATGGCTAGATTCTCAACCCGATAAATTAGGAGCTTATGATAAATGGTTGAATAATGAGGTTGTTATTGATGCACCAGAAGGGTCTATAAATGTGCGTAATGCTATGACTCCAGAAGTCAGACAAAAGGTTGATAAACAACTTATTCAAAGTATTAAAAATGATCTTTATATAGAAAAACAACAAGTTGAAAGAATAGAAAGAGAAGAAGATATATTTGCAGATGAAACAAAAAAGATCTTATTTGATAAAGCTAAAACAGGCGAACTAACACCAACTATAGTAGATGCTAGTAGAAATATCTTAGAATTTAATGATTTTAGAGATTTTAGTAAGATGGCGAGGGAAGCTAATCCTATTACTAATGGAGTAGTATATGGGAATCTTATAAATAGATTGTCTAGTGGGGAAGATATAGATACAGATATTAGAAAAGCTAGATTTGCAGATAAAGCATTAAGCAATGAAGATTTTGAAAAATTGCTTGATAAGAATAAACAAAAGGGAGTAGCTGGAATAATACCAGATCCAGTAGAGGAAGGAAGGGATTTTTTATTAGGTTTTATGGGATCTAGTGCGGAAGCTTTAAGTATTCTTGATTCTCAGGTTATATCTAAAGCTGAAAGAGATTATAATGGAAGAATACAAGATTTTGTTGATGCTAATGGAAGAAAACCTAATAGGACAGAGGCATTAGAAATATCCGATACAGTAGTTGAAAGATGGAATATAATACAATCTGAGAATTTTGCAGCTACATTGCCTAAACCTATGGCTATGCCTACAACTATGAAAGTCAAGAGATCTGAATTAACCGTTGATAATATTAAAAAAGTTAAAGAAGATACAGTTAAATTATTCAAGAATAAACATCAAGGAAATATAAAAAAAATGAAAAATGATCCTTCTTTTATAGGAGAAATTAAATTAATAAATCAATATAACGATATTGCAGAAAGACATGAGAAATAATATCTTAGATCAAAATATAGAATCAACAAATGATTATCAAACCTTTAGACAAGAAACCGATGATGATGCTCTAGTTAATGAATTTATGTCCGAATTTGAAGGCGAGGCAAAAGTTACTGTAGAAGAACCCACAATAGAAGAAAAGGAAATTGCAGAAGGAGAAGCTCCAGAACCAACAGAAGGAAGGTTTAAAAGATTCGTAGGTGATGTATCAAGGGGAGTTATAGCAGAAGGACCACGGGCTATATTAAGTGGAGTTACTAAAGGAGTTAATGAAATGGCTGAAACTGTTGATGATATGGCCCAATGGTTGAATAAGAATGTTGTTGATCTTTCTAAATTTGAAACTGAAAAGAAATTCAAAGTTCCACAACCTACTTTTGGAATAGAAGAGGAAACAAGTCCAAAATCAGTAACAGGAAATATAGTAGAAGATATTGCTCAATTTTTAACTGGATTTGGAGTAGCAGGTAAAGCATTAAGAGGAGTTAGAGTAGGAACTAAGGCGGCTAAAACTGGTAAATTTGTAGCTCAAAGTGCATTAGGTGATGTAATAGCCTTTGATGAACAAGAAGAAAGATTATCTAATGTTATACAAGGTTCACTATTACAGAATCCAGTAACAGAATTTTTAGAATCAGATCCAGAAGACACAACGGCAGAAGCAAAATTTAAACAAGCCATAGAAGGTGCAGGAATGGGGCTTGTTGGTGAAGGATTAGGAAGAGTTGTTAATTTACTAAGGAAAAGTAAATCAGTTAAAAGATCTGTAGAATCTCAACTAGAAGGAATAGAGAAAGTTCCAGAACCAGGATTGAAACCAGAGACTTTAAGTAGTTTAGGTAATCCAAATAGTAGGGAATTAATACTTAAGAAAGTAAGATTAGCAGAAGAAGAAACTAAAGATTTAACGGCAGAGCAAATTGATATTTTAAGTAAAAAGAAACCAACAACTGTTGATGATATACAAATTAATTTTGCAAGAATAGATGGCCCAGAAGATTTAAAGAATGCCATGCAAGCT